AGTGTACGGTCGGGTGCACGGCAGTCCATGCCCGGTATGATGGACACCATTCTCAACGTAGGCATTGACCACAAGTCGTGGGCACTCTGGCAGGAGAAGTTGGGTAGTGACTGCCTGATTAACAGCCACCATCGGCTGGTGGAAATGTATGGCAATGTGGTTAAGGGGCTGGATAAGAAGCACTTTAAACGCGTGTCCGATCACGCCGAGTTAGAAGACAAGTACCACGGGCTGGCCGATGAAATGTTTCCAATGGCCGAGGGCCAGTTGCTGGGCGCGATTGAGGCGGTATTCAAGTCTTGGAATAACCAGCGTGCGAAGGATTACCGCAAGATTTACAATATCCCCGATGATTGGGGTACAGCAGTTGTGGTGCAAGCCATGGTATTCGGTAACCTGAATTCCAATAGCGGTACGGGCGTGCTGTTCACGCGCAACCCCGACACCGGTGAAGACAAGTTGGTGGGTGAATTCGCGGTGAATGCGCAGGGTGAGGATGTAGTGGATGGCAGCACAACGCCGATGCCCCTCCCGGAGTTAGAAATCTGGAATCCGGTTGTAGCCAAGGAGTTGGCGGCGGTGGCTGAGAAACTGGAAACAGCCAAGAAAGACGTACAGGATGTGGAGTTCACGATTCAGGACGGCAAGCTGTACATCCTGCAAACGCGGAACGCCAAACGCACGCCCACCGCAGCCCTACGCATGGCCGTTGAGATGTACGAGCAAGGCATGATTGGCGCGAACGTACTGTACCACCGGTTGACCATCGAACAATTCGATAAAGCCCAGCAAGTGGTGGTTGACCCGACATTCGAAGGCGCGGCGTTTGCCAATGGCACAGCAGCCTGTAGTGGGGTGGTTACCGGCAAGATAGTCACCAGCGCGCAAGCCGCAATTGATTGCGCAGAACCCTGCATTCTGGTGACACAGGAGACCAATCCGAACGACATCGAGGGCATGTACAAGTCGGTTGGCATCGTGACTATGACGGGTGGGTCTACCTGTCACGCAGCAGTGGTGGCGCGCGGCATGAACAAGCCGTGCATCGTGGGGGTTGGCAGGCAACTCAAAGAATTTCCTGCTGGCACGACCATCAGCATAGATGGTGCGAACGGTTGCATTTGGATGGGCACGGTGCCAGTAATTGATGGCACGAATAACGAGTACGCGTGGCGGTATCTCAAAATTCTGCGGAATACCTTGGGGTACATCCCGATTGTGAGCAACGCCGATGCTGGCGGGGCCAAGGCAGTTATGTATCATCCGAGTGGTAGTCCTGCCAACCTGACTACCGATATTGAGAACGTGAAGTTGTTGTTGAAGCAAGTTGACCAGCTTTACGTTGATTGCCGATACACACGACTAGATGATGCGGAAACAAAGTTCTACAGCCTGTTCCACGTCAACAAGGTGCAGGGCTATAGTGAGTTGTACACGGCCATGAATGGTCTGTTAACATCTGAAAAGCAGAAGATAACAGTGATTGGACAGCCAGTAGTCGCCAAGCCCATGGCAAAGATAACTGAAGTACAGACCTTAGAGGACTTGATCGAATTCGAGGGCATGGCAATAATGGGCGGTCTTTCGCTGGAAAGTGCGGCGGTTAAAAAGGTGTTGGGTTGGCGCAAAGGCGATCCCGACTTCGAATTCATTGCATACGGTGGTATTGTAGAGGGCACCAAGAGTTTCGCATCAGATGTTCTGGCATTACAAAGTAAGGACAGTTGTTAAAGGGGTACGTCATGGGCGCGAGAGGTGGGGCACTGTCTCTGGGTGTACAAGCGGGTAGCAAGATAAAAATCGGGAAATCCGTACTCAGCGTACTGCAAGTTCTGAATACCGGTCTACAGGTACGAGTCTTCGTACGCGGACGGTTCTACACCATTTCAGACGATGAGCGGGTGGAAGTGCTGCCCAACGTATTTATTTTCTGTGGCGTATCGGCTGGCCGGGGCTGGAATATGCCGAACAAGAGCAAGTTAGCCATTGAGGCACCTACCGATATCCTGATTGACCGGTTGGGAGTGACCCCGTGAAAATTGTTGGTGTGTCCGATCAAGTGAAGCGGGTGATGGATGCCACGGCTATCTCCATGGATGATTTACAGCACATGGTGGACCGGGCGGCTATCGTCACTCACGAGAGCGGGTGCAACAGACGGTATCACAGTTGGATCATGCACTGGCACGGCACTAAAGTGCTGTTGCTACGCAAGTTGGACATGACAGTCTACAGACATGGGCTTAACCGCAGTCCCGAGGAAGAATGTGAAGACTGCTTCGGTGATGGCTGCGCGCACTGCGGTTGGGTCGGGCGGGTGAAGTGGGAGTAACGCGCAATTGATTGCGCAGAAGAAGTGGGCAGCTATACTACAAACGTCAAATGCAAGGAGTGCACAGACATGTTGGGATACCTTGATTTACCCCTGATTAAGTACGGTGAGACGTTCAAGTTCCTTGGGCTATTCAAGCGCACGTCCAAGAAGACCAAGTTCTTTTCGGTCTTCGGTGGTCCGTACGTCGAGAAACCTGAGCACATGGTGGGTGTGAAGATGGCGGTGGAAGTGCCGTTCTTCGATGATGGCTCGATTGAGATAGACGTACCGACGCGAGACTACAACGTGCCAGACAAGTTCGATCTGGCTGACGGGCTTGAGGAAGCGGGGTACTACATCCTGCAAGGCCGTCCGGTGTACATCGGGTGCATGGGTGGCAAAGGCCGCACGGGGCTGTTCATGGCCGTGCTGGCTAAGGCATTCGGTATTGCCAACCCAGTGGCGTACGTGCGGGCTGAATACTATGCCCATGCGGTGGAGACGGCGGAACAGAAGAAGTACGTCGAGGATTTCGTTATCCCCCCACGTGTGTTGAGCGCCATTAAAGTGGCTCGTCGGCTGGCACAGGTCAACCCGCGCCGGTACAAGACCAACGTCCCGAGGGAGGGGGCGGTGAGTTATGAGTGATGTTCAAGACTGGGAACTGTGGTACGTCACCCCAAAAGTGGTGGGTTCCCGCATCATATTCCGGGCAGACTCGCACGACAACGTGGTACAGAAGGCGCGTTGCGAGTTGTTCATGATGGACATCCTCTTCGACTGGGCGTGGGTGGAGTACGTGGGGTACTATCGGCCTCCACCCCGCAAACCTTATTTGACAAACGGCGGCTAAGTGCTATACTGAAAGCGTTCCCAACGGAGTGGGCATGAAACAAATACCCGACAACACGCTTGCGCATTACGCGTTACTTCCGCAGTGCCAGTTGCTGAATATGGGCACATGTAACACCCAGTTGTTCGCCAAGAACATTCAGGCATACCGTGGCACTCTGGATGGCAGCACGCCTGCTAAAAAGTGCCAGCCCTTGCCTGACAGTGAGGCAATTCAGTTCTACCTGTTTAATCACTTGGCTTCTATTGTCCGTAGCCGGTTCACCGCGCATGAAGTGCTGCCTGATTGGGCGCGCGATGTCATGCGGGTGTACAAAGACATTCTGGGTAATCAGGGCGTCAGACTAACGGTGTACATGGGGTTGATTACCACGCGCGAGAGCCGCCATATGGGTAGCAAAGACAGTGCGTGGTGGGAGAACTCCATCGTCAAGCCCTATGGCAAACCTTGCTACTCGTTCCATAGCAAAATCAAAGGCAAGAGCAGTGGTAGTGTGGTCGAATCGCTGATGGGCAGTCCCCCGGCAGTGGAAGTGGGTAAGTTCTATAACGCCATTCAGACCATGTTCTTTGATGGGCCTTTCAGCAGTAGCTATGGTGGCCCGCCATGGGGTGAGATTACGAAGTGTCTTTGCCAGTTTCTCGATGGCAAGACCACGCAGGAGATGATGATAGACACCGCGTACACGCTGGCGCACAACAATGGCCCGATGTTCAACAAAGGCATGGTGTACGACCATTATGGGCCGGAATTGAAGAAAATACTGGACGTCCAGCGTAGTGGGCAGATACCCCAGTATGTGATCGAGTACGGTGACAAACACCTCACCAAAGAGCAAGACAAGGTGTTCACGGCTGCGGTGTATGCACTGCCCGGTGAGTTCACCAAATACGTGGACTGGTATGAGGTTGAGAAACTGGGCGCGCTGGGCGAATACCCGGTGGAGAAGGCACAGCAAGACAAGAAGTACGGTAAGGGTGGTATGAGCAAGGTGTTGGTTGATTTTGATGGGCACAAGGCTAAACAAATCGGGGTGTTTCAAATCGCACCCGGAGTGTCAGTGCCCATATTGGAGCGGATTCCCGCTTAACGTTTGCCTACGAACGGAGTCGTACCATGGCAAAGAAATACGGTAACAGCACGGCGGCGAGCACTGCCAATGCATGGGATAAACATTGGAAGCCCAGCACTGCCAGTTGTTACGCCAGCCACCCAGCGCTGAAGTTTACGGGCACGGATGGCGTGGAGTACAGTATCTATGGTGGCAATTGCAGCACGCCGGTCGTGCACGATGCGAATGTGTACGTGGGGTTCACCGGCATGAACGTCAGCAATGGCAACCCGGCTTTCCCATGGGATGAGGGGTATGAGGCCACAGTCGTGGTGGATTACCCGATCACAGACATGAGTCCGCCGAGTGATCCAGTGTCATTCCACAAGTTGGTGGATTGGACGTGCAATCAATTGCGCGCTGGCAAGAAAGTCCATGGCGGGTGCCACGGTGGGCATGGTCGCACGGGCATGTGGCTGGTGGCGGTAGTGGCGCAAATGACTGGCATGAAGGACGCCATTCAGTACGTGCGCAAGAACTATTGCGAAAAGGCGGTCGAGACGTACAAACAGATCGACTTCCTGATGGCCGAATTTGGGGTGAGCAAGGCCGATGAAACGAAGAAATTCATTACCACCAAAACCAGTGCCACGCTGGCCGATGACTGGGATAAGTACAAGACCAACGGCTATCAGGGCAGCAGCGGGTCGTCCGTTAAGTCCTCACCCGCGAATTTCCTGAATGCCACGCGGCACTTCAATGCAGTGGATTCGGTAAAGACCATTTGGTAAACCATTTGACAATCCTTATGCACGCTCTATAATCACATTACTCCCGGCAAACGGAGTTGCATAAGGAGAAGGAGCATGGCCGTGGTATTAACGCCTGATTCACAGAAGACTTTCTTCAAACAGACCTTTGGTCAGCAGTGGACGGATAAGCACATTGCGCCTCTCATTAACATGGGCGCAACGATTCAGACCGAGTTCACGCAAATCAAGGTCAAGTACAACGGTCTTACCGACTCCATTTCGTTGCCGGTGAACATCAGCGCCATCATGAAGGGCAGCGGCAATCCTGAATTCGTGTCGAAAGCCAAGGCAGACATTCAGGACTTCATTGCCAAGTTCACCACGTCCATACTGTCCGATCAACTTCAGAAAAATTTGGAGAAGGCAGTTGCTGATGCCGCGCCAGTCACGTACACCCCAGAGGGCATCGAAACACTGTCCCAGCAGTTGCAGAAGAACATTGCGCAAGCATCTGTGATGCCACCGAACCTGATTGCTGGCGGGGCAGCAAGCCCCCCGGTTGGCTTTAAGACTGGCGGTGCAGGCGGAGGAGGTGCTGGTGGATTCGGCGGGGTTGGTGGTGCGGGCGGAGGGGGGTGGCCTAGTGGGGTCATGGCGGTTGGTCATGGGGGTGGGGCGAGTGGTGCTAACACTCCATTCGAAGTCAAGATAGTGCAGAAGCCCGTGGATATGTCGGATGAAGACATAGCCAATATTTTGGGTAAGCAGTCATCGGCTAAACCCCTGTACAAGAAGTCACTGAGTGAATTGGCGTCTGAATTGATGGGCGGCAAGAAGCCAGTGGCTAAAGGCATTATCAAATTGCGTGACGCCGAGCACGTGGGTCAGAAAGTGTGCGGCACCAATCCCGAATCTGTCTACACGGTGATGGCGCTCAACAAACGAGTGAAAATTGCGGTGCGGTTAGTCGGTCATGGCGTGAGTATTCGCGCTGAATTCGATCAGGCCCACAACGATGAGAAGCAGTCACTGATAGACCTTGGCATGACACAGAAGGGGCCTGATTACTACAGCCTGCATTGCAATACGCTTGAAATCAGCCCAGCACGGGTAGTCGGTGCTTTCTTATTCGACTGCGACATTCATTTCGATGAACAGATCAAGAACCTAAAGGAGTTACAGGCATGAAAGCCACGTCGAAAGAGGCTAAGGCATTGATGGAACGGATCAACCCGCTCAAAGTGGGAGACAGTCTGCATTTCGACGGTTTCCTCAAGGGCTTCGGTCAGTCAGTTGATGCGCACTGCACAGAGATTGAACCGGGGCACTTCTGGCAGTTTGCGTTGTACTGGAACGCCATACACATTCAGGACGTGGTAGTCGAACGCCTGCCGAATGAAGTCGTAGTTGATGTACTTGGGGTATAAAATGGACGAACAAGTCAAAGACATGCAGTTTTACAGCCTCGCAGATGCTATGGGCATCAACCTGCACGAAATGCCAGACGGTCGGGTACGTGGGTTCGAGACCCGTAAAATCAAGATTGGCCCGTGGGCGATTGAGGCAGACGTGAGTGTGATCGGTGACATCAAGCGTCCCGCAGAACTCTCGTTTTTCGTCAAGGTGCTGGGCAACGTCTGGCTGTACATGGTTGATGACCCCCAAGGGTTACGCGCAGTGGTGTTTGATGGGTCGGCTGTTAAAATGCACGTGAAGGATTGCGCGACCTTCGGCGGAAAGTCCGTCAAGGACACGCTGACCAAACTCAAGCCCGGTATCGTCACGACCTACGGTTTCGACCAAGTAACACATAAATGGGTGGAATATGAAGTTGGTCATTTGGTGCAGCAGCCCAACGTACAAAGTCCGGTCCTCGCTCTCCCTAGCCCTACGCCAACAACCTGACCTACAAGTCGATGTAGTCCAGAGTTACGACGAAATAGCAGACTTGTCGCCCAACGCGGTATTCGCCTTGGGCGACGATGCGTTAGCAGTATTGCAAGACCTTGGGGTGGCGCACAAGGGGCGTAAGATCGGATCACTGCGGGGCAAAACCATGATGCTACCGAGCGGAGTGCCGGTCATGGTGAGTTATAGCCCCAGCATTGGCGAAGTAGACCACGGTATGTACGTCAACCTGTTGACCGACACCAGTATGGTGGCGCGACTGGCCGCGACTGGCTCACTAGAGGCACAGTTGGGTGACTACCGGTATGTCGAGCATTTCAAGGAGTTCCAACAACGGGTGATCACGCTGTTTGAGAAGAATGGTGGTAAGGCCGTTGACTGCTCACTCGACCTTGAAACCATCGGACTAGACGAGTTCGCAGAGCCGCAGTACGCACAGGCAATTGATGGGCTGATGCACACCCAGATAGAAGTCCATCCCGGCGCGTATATCGTGAGTATTCAACTGTCTTGTGAGTTCGGTAAGTCCGATGTGGTGCGGTTTAACAACCGCATCCATGAGCAGACGATGCTACACGACTGGGCGTTCGTGCAGACATTGAGTTGGATTCTGAGCACGCCTATGATTAGCATGAAGGGCGCTAATCTCAAGTTCGATTTGAGGTGGTTATATGCCAGAGCAGGACTCACGTGCACCAATTTCAGATTCGATACCACGCTCGTGGGAAGTTTGTTGGACGAAAACCGGATCAATGGTCTGGACGTACACGCAAAGATATATCTCCCCATCCTTGGTGGCTACAGTGATGAGTTCGACCGCACCGTCGATAAATCGCGCATGGACTTGGTGCCCCCAGAGCGGTTGTTACCTTATGCTGGAGGCGACACCGATGCTGATCTGCAAGTAGCGGCTGCGATGAAGCAAGAGCTATTGGCTGACCCCAAACTAGCGGGGTTCTACGTCAATATCTTGCACCCGGCAGCGCGTGCATTCGAGGTGGTGGAACGCGGTGGCATCTACATTGATCGTGAGAAGTTCCGCGCGCTGGAAGCCGATCTGAATACCGAGGCGATTCGCATCGTCCACAAAGCCAAACAGATATACGGTGGGTTGTTGGTGGCGAAACACAGTGACGAGACCAAGGCCGGTGGAATGAACATCACCAAAGCCTCGTTGATCACCGAGTACATGTTTAGCCCGCGCGGCCTCAACCTGAAACCACTGGATTTCACAGACAAGACACACGCACCGTCCACGAGTATGGATCACCTACTCAAGTTTAAGGACGTACCAGAGGCCAAGGAGTTGGTGGAGTGCCTGAGTGAGTATGGGAGCGTCACCAAGACGCTGGGCACGTACGTAGTGGGGTTCATGAAGCACCTACGCAGTGATGGCCGCTTCCACCCCAGCTATTGGTTCTTCGTGGGAGACAAGGAGGATGGCGAGGGCGGGGCAAACACCGGTCGCCTGTCATGTAAGACCCCGGCATTCCAGACCATTCCAGTACACACCAAGTGGGCACCCCGCATTCAAGAGTGTTACATCGCACCCGATGGGTACGTCATAGCTGCCAAGGACTACAGTCAAGGTGAGTTGCGTACGATGGCCTGCATTGCTAATGAGCCGAATATGCTCAAGGTGTACCGTGAGGGGCTGGACATGCACTCTCTCACCAGTGGCAGATTTGCGGGCTACACGTATGACGAGATGATGGCGATGAAGAACTCTCCTGATAAGGCTATGCGTGAGAAGTTCAAACATATACGTCAGTACGGTAAGGCAGGCAATTTCGGCAAGATATATGGAATGGGTGTTGATGGCTTCATTGCCTATGCCTTCATTAACTACGGTGTGACACTAACACAGAAAGAGAGTCAGGAGTTCCACGACACGTTCTTTGGTACGTACCCGGTGCTGCTCGAATACCACAAAAACCAGAAAGCCGAGGCCAAGAAGTACAAACAAGTCCGCAGCCCTCTTGGGCGCATTCGGCACTTGCCTCTTATCGATAGCCCCAAGCAAGACGTGCGGGCACAGGCAGAACGTCAGGCCATCAACAGCCCAAATCAATCGACCCTCAGTGACATGATGCTTTGGTCATTCAGCGAAATGCAAGCCCAGTACCCAGAGTTGTATGAACAGCAAATCATTATGCCGTTCGGAGCCGTGCATGACAGTGGTTATGACTACCTGCTAGAGGATCGGGCTGAGGAGCTAATCAAGTACCAAATTGAGGTAATGCAGAATTTACCATTTCACAAAGTCGGGTGGCATCCACAACTTCAGTTTCTTGCTGATGGAAAACTCGGTAAGAACATGCGTGATATGGAGGACGTATGAAAGGTATGCGCAAAATGACGCTGCAAGAGCGCATTATCGCGTACATGAAAATTGATGATAAAGGGTGCTGGATTTGTCAGCTAACGCCAACCCGAGATGGTTATGTGCTTATGCGATGGCAAACGGTCAAGACCCTTGTTCATCGGCTGGCATACGAGGCATTTGTTGGCCCTATCCCGGAAGGGCTGTCGGTATTGCATACATGTGACGTACGTGCGTGTTGCAACCCCAACCATTTGTTCCCCGGAACCTATTCTGATAACTCTAAAGACGCAGTAGCTAAGGGGCGTCAGAAAAATCTCTTTCCCTCCGGGGATGAACACCCCAAACGGAAAGCTAAATTACTTGCTATGGAGGAAGTGTGATGGAGAACTTTCTGGCATATATGGTGTACAAGCGCAGTTGCCAGCGCGATCATTTCGAGCCAGTGTGCTACCGCACGTGGCTGCTCTATCACCTGCCGCTGCGCAATCAATTGCGCGAGGAAGACGATGATGACCAAGTGGGTTGAGTGGTGTGAGCCACTATGGGATGGCGCAGAGCCTGTCTACCAGTACGCCAAGGCAGAAGACATAGTGGCAGTACGCAGGCGACAAGAGCCACGATACATCGCTGATGGCAAGACCGATCAGGAAGTGCTTGATGACTTTATGGTTGTCCACTGGGCACAGTTTGTTGAGCCACTGGCGTACACGAACGAACCCAGTTTGGCGCTGATGAACAAACACCACGTGGGTAATATGTACAAAGTCCCCGAAGAAGGGGAGATACCTGTCTACAGACGAGGGAGTGGAAATGACGTATAGTGACGAAGTGAAGCGTGCGAACTGGGAAAGCAAGGCTCGCATGATGGCCGCAATGGCCTTATTAGATGGTGTGGTGCTAACCATCACGTGCACGCCTACTCTACCGCTTAAGATGGGTGGGCATGTTCCAGTAGTAGAAGTGCGGCTTGCACGCACGCTCGATACCCCTATTGACCGAGGAGCAGAACATGACAGTTGATTACGCACCAAAGATTGGTGATCACGTACGTTGCGCCAAGCCAGCCGGTGGGCTGAAGCCGTACACGGGTAAAGTCACTACGGTGTTCAGTGGATTCGTACGCGTGGACTTCGATCAGCCACAAGGTCCGGGGGGCCTGCACACATTCGCGCTCACCGCTCCCAAGAATTTGGAGTTCGTTAGTCCCGGCGTTGTCGTGGGTGCACCAGAAACCATGCACGCTATCAACGCACCAGCCGGTGGGGGCCGCATATACCCGACTGGTACATTCAGTGAAGCCCCAGAGCCGCTGCCGATGACCAGTAGCGTGGTTGCTCCACTCCCTCCATACACGCCTGATCAAGCACCTGTGGTGGCCGCAGTAGAAGGGCAATCCACGGCAGAAGCAGTAGTGCTGGAGGACAAGAAGGAAGAACCCCCGGTAGAACAACCAACAGGCAACACCGTAACGGCAAGTGCAGGGCTGGCATAGTAGTTGACCACGTAGTTTGTCATGGTCTAAAGTAGTGCGTGCGCGCAATCAATTGCGCAGGCCAAGGACTGTAGATCATGACGAACAACTGCCTGCCAGATACCACAGACATAGTGGACTGCCAGAAGTACTTACCCCTCACAGACGCTGAGTGGGAGGCAGTACGTACAATAATCGCGCAGGTGAGTAAAGAAGGTGAAGTACGGCGCGGACGGCCCAGTGTAAATTGCCGCACGCTCGTGGACGCCATAACACACGCCATAAGTTTCAACATCCCCATTAAGTGGGTGGGCAGCAGTACTATGGTGTACCCAAGTAGACCAACGTTATACCGGTACTACAAAATGATGGTGCTAAGCGGGGTCATCAACCAGTATGTACTTCGGATGGCCTGCTACAGACAGGACTTCCTAGAGCAGTATCTGCAATACCGGCATCGAGTGAAAGGATGTCCGCCACCACCGCCAACGCGCGAACAACTCAAAGTGATGTTAAAGCCAGAACCTGAGCCAGTTCGTGGGCGGGCAGGAATTATCTCGCCCGTACCATGGGGTCCACCCGGCAGACCAACACAGTAGTAGGTAGAGCGCCCGCGCGCGCCCGCGCAATCAATTGCGTAGAAGCCAGCGAGTAAGTTAGACTGGTCCTCCGAACGCTGCACAGACCCAGACCACGCCATGGCCGTCACATTCAAGAACCCCCAACAGTACGCCCATGCCTATCCACGGCAGAAGGCGGAGGCGCGGGCGAAAAAAAGTATTACCCAAACCAAGAAAGAAGAATTGCATGCTAAGAAACTACTGGCATTCTGGGAAGCCAGAAGCGAAGTAGATGCAGAATTGCGGGCGAGTCTCGATAAGCTGCATATACCACAAACAATAGAAATGGGGATCAAGACCGGCAGAATCAGTGCTCAAGAAATCATTGAGACCGTACAGACAATGTACAACTGCACACTCGGACCACTTGAGCGGCGATGGATCGTGGCGAACATTATCTCAAGGGACATGTTTGCTGGCCGATCACCTGATAGCCAGAAGTACTGCCCGGAGGTCGCACAGTACATTATTGAACGTATGTGCCAAGGCGAACCGCTAAGGTCGGTCTGTAGAGACCCGTCTATGCCGTTTATTTCGCGTTTTTTAGTCTGGGTGATAGAAAACCCGGATTTGCAAGAACAATACAACCGTGCGAAGGAAATAGCGGCCATGAGTATGGCTGAGGATATTCCACACATTGTTGATGACGCACGCATGGGCGTGACGTTGTACCACAAAGCAGACGGGACCGTAGAAATACAGACAGTAGACATGTTGGGTAGGAGCAAGCTGCAATACGAGGCCCGTAAGTGGATTATCAGCAAGATACTGCACAACACGTACGGCACGGTCGAAGCCGAACTCGAAGGTGGTGACAATACGGTCCACGTTAAGGTCACGGGCGGATTGCCTGATGGACTGGCGGGTCAATTGATGACGCCAGAACAACGTAAAGCCCACGATGATGCCCAATACGCGGCAGTAAATGGCAACAAGTCAGTCAATGGCGGACTGGAATTGGGTAAGGGCCTGACGGTTGAAGGCGGATTACCGGGCGGTCAAGGTGGTTTGCCTGCCAACCCATGGGACAACCCTATCCCTACGGCGGACGCATGAGTGCGCACAGCCACGTTATTCTGCCAACCTTCCATAGCGGCCAGATTGCTGCGTGGAATGCCCGTACGCAGTTCTTTGCACTATGTTGCGGCAGGCGCTGGGGCAAGACTGACTTTGCAAAGATCGTAGTGGGCGATGCCGCGATCAAGGGCAAGACCGTGGGTATCTTCGTCCCTAACTACAAGATCATGGTAGAGCTTTATAACGAAATGGAGGCCATGCTCTTTCCCATCAAACGCACGTCCAGCAAGGCAGAATGGCGTCAGTCCTTCCTGACGGGTGGCCGGATTGACTACTGGTCGCTGGAAAACGAGCAAGCTGGGCGCTCGCGCAGATACGACCTCGTAGTGATCGATGAAGCGGCGTTCGCCAAGAACTCCACCATGAACGAGCAGTGGGATAAGGCCATTTACGCCACGATCTTTGACACCGGAGGCAGTGCGCTGGTCATGAGCACGCCCAATGGCGTGAATGATGAGAACTTCTTCTACAGGGTGTGCCAACGCGGTAATCCACAAGGTTTTACGCTGTTCCACGCGCCAACCTACAGTAATCCGCTCATTCCTTATCGCAAGATCGGAGAAACAGATGAGGAGTACCGGCTGCGCAGGAATGCCGAATTCCAAAAGGTGAAGGACCAGAAACCCCCGCTGGTCTACCGGCAGGAGTTCCTTGCGGAATTCGTGGACTGGGGCGGCGATGCGTTCTTCGATATCAGTAAGATGCTGGTCAAGAATGCACCAGTTGAGTACCCGCAACACGTAGAATATGTGGTCGCCACCATTGATACGGCGGTGAAAGACGGTCAAGAGAACGATGGCACGGCGGTATGTTTCTGGGCGGTCAACAAGTACGGTAAAGGCGCACCGCTGACGCTGCTGGACTGGGATATCGTGCAAGTCACAGGCAACCTACTTATCGACTGGTTACCCGGTATTTACACCACGCTTGAGGAACTGGCGGTCAAGTGCAAGGCCCGATATGGCACGGGCGGGTGCTTCATTGAAGACAAGATTAGCGGTACGATCCTTCTCCAGCAAAGTGCGGTGCTGGGCTATCAGACCACACCGATACCGGGCAAAATCACGGATAAAGGCAAGGACGGGCGTGCACTGGGCGTCAGCGGGTACTATCATAGAGAACAGATAAAGATTCATGAAGTAGCGTGGAACCGAACCAAGAACTACAAGGGTGAGGAGAAGAATCACCTGCTAGACCAGATCAAGAAGTTCTATCTGGCTGACAAAGACTTGCTGGATGCATTCGTTTACGGCCCAGCCTGCGTATTCGGCATTGGTGAAGACATATTTGAGTGAGGTGCGTATGAACCGCAACATGTTGAGCAACATCGAGCATCAAGTGCGTGGCGGCAAGTCTGTTGGAGTGTTTGCCAGTAGCTACCCGGAAATGGCGGAGTTATTCAAAGAAGTACAGACGGCCATGCCGCAGGGGCTATTTAGTAAAGCCGAATGGATTGGGCGCTTCAGCACTGGCGGTCGCATTGACTTCTGGAATACCGAAGTAGCAAATACTGGCCGGGGTCGAAAATACGACCTGACTGTGGTTGACGAGAAAGTGCTGGGCACACCAGTGTGGGAGAGGGACATCAAACCATCGATGTTCGATACCCAAGGCGTGTGTCTAGTTGCTTAGGAGCAGATCATGGGCTTCGTAATGAGCAAGGAATTACCGTTTGAGTACGACCCGCAAGCCACGTACCCTAACACCGGCCAACGTGGGTGTAGTAGTTTGCAGGTAACGCGTATGAACATCGATAAGCACGAGCGAGTGTACGCGACCATTCCGAACTTCGACATGCGGTACATGGTAGTTGTGGCGTTGACCAAAAGGCAGTTGGAGATGCTGATGGCCGATGATCCGCAGGCATTCGATGATGTTCAACCCGTGTAAGTAGACCCAGAACCCGCGCAATTGATTGCGCAGGCGCACGTACAGGAGTAGTCATGGCGATCACCAAACGAGTTAAGTTAGTGGACCCGAAGATGCAGCAGTTCGAGGAAGAACTTCAGGTTGAAGAACAGCGCATGCACACGCGGGTCAATCATGCCAACGCAGTAAGCCGTACGGCGGTTGCTCAGACCGAACGCGCACGCGTGGACGCATGGAAGGTCAGCCGGTCCAAGGAATTGGGCTTGACAGTAGGAGGCGAACGCGCTGATACTACGGTTATCGAGCCAGCAACCAACGAAGTCCCGGCAACGCCTAGTGCAGATAAGACCGGATCGGCAACGGCGGTTCAAGTGCCCGATAAAGTAGTAGAAGTGCCGAAGAAAGAAGTAGTTGCTGCACCCCCGGAGAAAAACTCCACACAATCTGAGTAGGACCGTACGCCAGTTCTCACGCGAGACTGGCTATTCGCATATGTGGAGTCCCAATGACCAAGTACAACAGCGACGAGAAAATCAACAACTTCACGAACGGCGGTAGTGATACCAAGGGCGGTGGTAAGCCCCCACAGGGAAGTGATACCCGTCCGTTCTATCAAGATAATCGGGACAGCCGCACGGGCACGTTCGCACGCGGCACGGAGTCCGAAAGTAAGAAGCCTGCTGATGGACGGCCAGTAGATGACCGCAACAAGAGCTACGCCAACAACGTGCGTAAACCCCGCTAAGCCGAGGCAGGTATGACAGTCAAGTTCCTTGCGCCAACCAAGCGCGCCTACAAGAAGGTGTCCGAGGAACAAGTTCAATCGGCACTGGCCCTGTACTTTGACTACCAGCAGAACCACTGTTTCCGTGGGGTCTACATGTGCGAGTGGGAGAGCGATTTCATCGTCATCAGCAAAAGCATGTACGCATGGGAAGTAGAGATTAAGATCAGTATGGGCGACTGGAAAGTCGATGCTGACAAGGCCAAGTGGCAGTCCAAGAACTGGAAGTACGTAAACCGGTTTTACTACGCGGTGCCAGCCAAGTTGCTACGAGCAGGCATTCCCTCGTGGGTACCCGAGTGGGCGGGCGTGCTGGAGTTGCGGCTGATGCCCGGTGGACGGCTGAGGGTGTGGGAAGTACGCAAGCCCACTGCTCTTAAGGGCGAGAAAGTAAGTCCAAGCATGTTGCATAACCTGTACCGTTCCACTTATTTCCGGTTCTGGCGCAATCAAGCACTAGACCCCGACGCCGTGGGAGTCGTGGATTGCCGAGACCTTCAAATGTTGCAACTCGTGGGAGCGGTAGATGGCTAAGTGCATGGTGGTACGAGATTCCGAGGGCCTGTTCTTTGGCGTACGCTGGTGGTGCCCCGGTTGTGTGTACATGGATGGCTCTCCCATGGCCGTTACGTTGGCCGTAGACTGGCGTGAAGTACCGGGGGAGCCGGAAAGTCCGCATCAGCAGGATCGTCCACGTTGGTCGTTCAATGGCGATCTGGACAAGCCAGTCTTTGGTCCGTCCGTCAATAGCTGGTGGGGAGGCGAGAACGGTATTCCGCTACACCGCTGCCACACGTTCATTGGTTGCCAAGGTGCGCAGCCGGGTCAGATACAGTTCCTCGGGGATTGCACGCACGCATTAGCAGGGCAGACCGTAGACTTACCGGACGTACCGGCCAAGAAACCGTGGGAGTAGGCCATGCGGTCATGCAATCAATTGCGGTAGCCCATTGAGATAACTCATTGACAATCGCAGTACACGCGCTATAGTTTGAACATGCCCGACAACCTCAGAACGGAGTCTGAAATGTCAACCATCCCGACGATCAAAGATCAACTCGCTCACCTGTCAGTCACAGCCCGCGCTGTTGCTGAAGCCGCAATGAACAGCTTTCCCGCAGACACGTGGGGCATCAGCGTGGCCGATATCAATCACGCCATCGAAGCCCAGCAAGTCGGCCTTGAGGGTGTGCTGAGCAAGCCAGAAATCGACATGATCCAGCAAACGATGATCCGCATGTGCAGCCGGTTCATCGGAGCCGCCAAGGAGTGAGCATGAAAGTTCTAGTAGACGACTACGGCCCTGATGATGGCATCGAGATAATCGAGGCCGAAGAAGACGAGGAAAACCTTCGCTCGTTCTTTTTGACCATCAAGTACGACATGGAGTACGGCACGATTAACCTGATGACCGAGCACCTAGCGGCGTTGAGAGATATGTGCAACGAACTCTTGAAGGAGACCCCCAAGTGTTAGTCTTGCAGATACTGTGGTTGGCCTGCGCAGTAGGATTGGGTGCGTGGGGTGCGGTGCTGGCGCTCAAGGGGGCGTGATGAAGAGAATCTACATCAGTAGTACAGACTACCGTGACGTGCAGACCCTAGAAAGCCCCGGTCTGCTCAACGTGGCTGTTGCCACCTCGCCCATGCCCCAACTGGGGGTCGTGCAGGAGTACGTCAACCGGCTGGATGTAGACCAGCTATTGAGCGTTATGGACAAACTGGCGGCAGACTACGAGGATCGAGGCGAGACCGTGGTGGCGCTGGCTATCCGCAACGGCGTGGCCGCGTTTGATGGACTCCCGGTTACCCAACAGCTAGAGCCGCCCAAGCCTACGGCCATCCCAGACCGGGTGTTCTGGTCACTCAGTAGACAGGACTTCAGGAAGTACGGCAGTGGGTCCATGGGTGAGGAATTCTATCGGAAGTGGTTGGCTCGTAAAGACGAGTTCCCACGGGAGTAATGCGTGGTCGCGCAATCAATTGCGTAGAATATTTATTTGACTAACCGAGTAAACGCGCTATAGTTTGGACATGCACACGGGAACGGAGTCCCATCATGAAACTTACCGTCGAACGCCATCAAGCAGTTGTCGAAGCCGGTTTGTCCCCCATGTTTTATAAAGGCAGAACCCCGGTGTACTCCACGCATCAAATCGATGCGGTGATCGAGAAGAAAGTGGCGGCAGAAGTGGCGGTCACCATGAAGGCCGACAGCGAGTATTTCACCAGTGCGGAGTTCCGTGAGGACGTGATGGATGAACTGATGAATGACGGCGCGACGTACGAACAGGCGTTCAACCGCACGCGCGATCAAGTCCGGTTGTTTGCCGAAGCCCGTACTCTCAACCTGATGTGAGAAACCATGAAAAACAGTTGCTACTTGCATCACCGCGTCTGCCGGGGCACGCACAAGCTGCGTCTGCACGTCTGGCTTAGACAATCGAGACTCAATCATGCAGCCGCATGAGTATGTGCTCACGCTCGTGGTGTTTCTCGCCACCGCGTATCTAACATGGCGTGCAGGCGAGCACGCATAGGAGAAGCTATGAAGATTTTCTCGTTGGTCATGAATCGCGATGGCGGTGATATCGACACCTTCAGTATGCGCGAGTACGAACAGGCAGTGCCCGAGGCCGAGCGGGTGGCTCAGCAGATGTTGCAGGCCATCGCACAAGAGGAGAAGTTGGCGCTGGACGCCCTGTCGTACCAACGGGTGGGTGAGTGCTGGGAGATTTATCAACACGATCAAGGCATGGTCGGGTACGTCAAGATTCATCACACGGAGTTGCGGTGATGGACGCCACCGGGTTTAGCATTTCGTGCATTCCACTCGTAATGGGGTTGTTGTTTATGTTAGTGTGGGTGATGCCCACGTGGGTATTCGTGCCGCTGTTTGCGGCCTACCTGTACTGGGCGCTGAAAGACGTGGGGTGAGCCGTGGAAGCGCAAGCGCATCAAGTAATGGCCGATGACTTCGGCAATGCCATACAGCAGGCGCAGGTCAAGACCACGCTGTACATGGCCATGAGATTCTTATTCGAGGGCCGTGAAGACGAATTCTTCTGCGACCTCACCACCAAGGTGTTGTATGGCGAACTCTGAGACGATGGACATAGCAGATGCGTGCGTGGTGTTCCGCGAGACCGTGCGGTACGAGCCAACCAAGAAGCGCGCTATCGCCCGCCACATGGTTAAGTCGCTGGCGGCGTTGGTGATAGAACTCGAAGCGCTGGAAGCCGTTGAGGAAACACTGGGAGTCGGTACATGCGCGTTGAACTGCCACACCCAGTGCAAGGCCGAATTACACGGTATGCCCAGCGAGTGCCGTAACTTGAATATGCGCAATCAATTGCGAGGCGATGGCACTTGACAATCAGTTCATCAGTGCTATAGTTCTTACATTGCTCAACCCGAACGGAGTCGGACATGAGAACGCAAGCCCTTACGGCCATCACCTTCGCGCGCACGCACTTGCACAATGGTGCGGTCATGAGCACCAGCGCCACAGCCTGTTTCAATGACGCGGTTGACCGCTATCTTGATGCCGCAGACGCAGCCGCTTACATGTGGGCCTTCAAGTCACTGGCGTACAGCGTTGGCATTTTCCACCCCGATTACCAATACGTGAAGGCACTGGGAGACCAGTATGACCGTCAAAATCAACAGGGGTAGTACCGAGCCGGTCTTCGCCTCGTACATCGAACGCGCCAAGTACAAGAAGGCGCTGGAGAAGGAAGCACGAGACGCTGAGAATGACCGGCAACACCCGCCAGCCCCTGCACGTAAGTCCTCGTTGGCTGAGCAGGAAGCGGCCATCAAATATTTCTTTGACCACTATGTTGGTCCCGGAGAGCTAACGTGAGAGAACTCGTGGGGTTCGTTTGCATATTCGCTGCCAGCTTAAGTGCAAGTTGGTTCGGCAAGGGCTTCAGCATTGCCACGCGCGAGTGGTTCAAGCGGCACGACACCAAGCACGAGCTAGACGACGATGGTCTGAAGTCCATCCAGCACGTCACGTGGGTGCTGTCGATAATCGTAATGGTGTTTGCCATCGCCCAACTGATCGAGGCCCTGCAATGAGTCAAGAAGAAGACTTGACGCTGGGCGGCTATCACACACAGCAGGAGGTTGACGAGGTGATTGCGTTCTTCGCCACCCTCACAGACGAGGAACGGCAGGCCGCGAAAGTGTGCCGGTTCTTGGGCATGCCGCCGTTCATGGCGATGGAATTCCTGATTGACCAACGGAGAAACAAATGACAGCAGAAGAAATCAATAAATGTGCCGAGCAGTTTTGGAAGGACGTGGATGGAGTTGTTGACTACCCGGCGTTTGATGCGGTGGGGTTCGCCAATGCCATCCTTGAACCGGTCGAGGCCGAGCGTGAGATGTATAAGAAGAAGTTGGACGATCTGACAGCACAGGTGCTGAACTACGCACAGACAGTGCTGAAGGAAGTCGCGCATGAAGTGAAGTTTCAAGAAACACTGGCGGGGGGCGATCATGGGAAGTCTGTGTGATTGGCTGGCTCGCATGTGCAAGCCCGAAGATGGCTCGTACAGCGATGCTCGGTTGAAGTCGGTCGCCAAGGAAGTGCTGGCTAACAAAAAGAAGCCTGATGACGACTACATGAAGACCTACTATCAGCACGAGTTGGACAGGATGATTCCCGAAGAAATCCGGCGCTTGCGTAAGCAACTGAGTACGGCGTTGCAAGAGCGCAAGACCTGTACCGAGCATGACTGGCGCGAGCAAGTGGGTAAGTTGCTGGCTGCACAGACGGCAGCGGTACAACAGCGAGTATCGGGAGTGAGCAACGACAGTGAGTTAGCCCGGTTGGTACAACGTAACTTGGACGAGGAATACCGTCGCCTGCGGTTCTTGTCATTCAGCAACATCGATCTGCCTGCGGACGTGGTGGCGGAGATTATGGCGAAGTACGAAGGGTATGGAGACGCGCCATGAGCCGGTCCTTCGTACGCGCAGCCGCTCCAACCAGCATAGCCGGGTCGTTGATGGAAAACATACGGGTATGCAGGAATGACGGACTAAAGTCCGTGTTGGTGTACGAAGGACCACGTTGGAAATGTGAGATGTACTGCACGACCATGAATTATCGGGTGGTGAGCGAGTTTGATGAAGTCTGGTACGTGGAGGCCCGAGAATGAAAGCCCTAGATAAGCTGATGTACTTCGTGGTGCACAGGATCGACAAGACAGTGCTGGCTGGATTCAAAGTTCAGATAGACGCCGAGTCGTTCTACTGGAGCCTGAAGACCGAACGCCAGTTCTACGCGGTATGGGATCGGCAACGGCTCAAGGAAGAAGGGCACGTGCGCAATTGATTGCGCGAGGAGAAGAAATGAAATTCGCTGGAGTCCCCAAGGACAAAGTGCCTGAGCTAGTACGTGACCTACTGGCTTTCGAGTGGAAGACCGGGGTCGATCACGCGCAGGTGGGTAGTATAAGCATTGAGGTAGACCCACAAGACCTGACGCTGTACAACGTTGAGGCCGATGGTGTGGCCGAGGTGGGATGATGGATTTAAAGAAGTTGTTCCTCCGCAGGCCGTGCGCGAACTGCCCGTTCAACAAAGTGAGAGCCATTGAGTTGAATCCGGGACGGGTTGAAGGAATCATTGACGACATGGTAGAGCATGACGACCGCCCGTTTTTGTGCCACAAGATGCTAGATCAAGATACGCGTTCGTACTGCACTGGCGCGGTCACGTACCTGCTGAAAGTCCGTCAGCCCAACATTGCAATGCGGCTTGGTGCAAGCCTGAAGATGTTCGACCCCGACCAAATGTTGTCTGAATGTGGGCAGGCAGTGATAGACCCGCCTGTCGAGAATAAAACATTTGACTAACCCAGTACGCGTGCTATAGTTTGACCATACACCACGGCATGGAGGCCAGTATGTGTACCTATTTCAGTCTTACCGCAATGGCAGTAGACAACACGGTGGCAGTCACCGTCGAAGTCCAGCGCATTACCGACACCCAGTACGAAGACCTTGGAGACGAGGGCTGTCTGGCGTTGGCGCAGGAGTTCTGCGATGGCCGCGCGTGGGATTTCACCGGCTACAAGCTGGTGGAGATTGATGAATTCGGACAACCAACCCCGTAAGGACAGCCATGCAAGACCTACATCTGTTGCCCGAGGCCGTAGCTATCGGTATGACCGCCGAGGAAGGCGACCGACTCGGGTTGATCCGGGTCAAAGCCATGCTTGCCGCCAATGGTGGACCGGCAGTGAGCAAAGACGACATGAAGTTTGCGCTCGATCTGTTCGACCGGCTGACACCCGTTTGTGACTTCGATGAGGAAGTCCGCTGGAAGGCCACGTGTGCTCGCAAGGAGTTGGCATCATGACCGGAGTTACGCCTTACGAAGTGCCGCCAGTGCTGCGGTTGCTGGCACAGAAGTACGCGTACCCGACTCCGCGTGAGCATGGGTTCAAGGCGTTCGGCACCGGCCATACCCTGTCGTACAACATGTACCTAAGCGGTAGTCTCAGTTGGCAGGAGTGGAATGATGGGTGGTACGCCGCCCAACGGGCTTATCAACAGCAGTACATCCTTTGAGGTGCGTATGACCGAGCAAGTAAAACAGTTGACACCCGATGAACTGCGCGCCACAGCCGGTATCTCGGATGCAGACATGCAGGAGTTTTTCAAGGCATGGGCGAGTACGCGCATTGACATGCTGATGGGCCGCGACCCGAACATGGCGGCGTCCAAGGTAATCGTCAACCTGTGGGACAAAATCAAGCCGTACGTGCAGTCACCCGAGCCAGACCAACTGGTTATCATTGAGCGCATTCGTGAGCGGGTGCGGCTGTTCGACCTATCGTTGAAGGACGACTGATGCACGCCTGCCACGTTCGCCATCTGTTAGCCCATGTGCTGATGGCTGCGCCGTTGGCAGTGTGCATGGCAACTCACGCCGGTCATCAAGGCAGCATCGCGAACGCGCTCAAGCGCCGCCACAACTGGGAACACCATGTGCAGATCGAAGCACTGGTGCGCCACAATCACTTTCATGGAGGTGGTCATGGACAAGTGTAAGTTGTACGCGTGGGCAGTGATGATTGGTGGCGCTGCGCTTGCACTGGTAGGGCTTGCAGGTATGATCTACATTCTCACCGGTCACCCAGTGGTGGTGCTATGACTGAATTACGTTGGTTGATTAAAAAGAACTTGGACGTCACGGTAGACACCGTGTTGATGTACGCCGAGCGACACATGTGCACGATGAACGAAGCACGCGCTCGCATGATTGACGAACGGCCCCCGGTTTTGCAGTACCGAGATGGCATGGGCTGTGAGTGGCAGGATGTTCCTACGGTAGTTGAACAGCACAAGGAGTAACGATGAACACGTTTCCCAAGGTGGTATTTGGCGTACTGGGGTTGCTGAATCTCGCCATCGCCACCAGCCCGTACTGGTCCCTCATTCCAATTTCCCCGTACGTGGGTGGGCTAAGTGGTTTTGCCTGTGGTATATCATTCGGGATGTTGTTTGCCAACCTGTGGAGTAAGAAATGACCCCTCGCAACAAGAAGACTGGTATCGCAGCCGCAGTGGTCGCGTTGATCGCGCTGGGCATCTGGGGGGTCGATGAACTCACCAAGCCCGAAGTGCCGGTACAACATGTGCAGGTCAACACGCCGGTTGCCAGTGACTCGGTGCCCATGCCTGCATCGGACAGCGCGCCACCCCCGGTAGAGGCCGCACCAGCGCCAGCGCCTGCCGTAGCCAGCGCACCGGCTGACGCACCCGTGCTGGAGCAAAGCGCACCCGTAAGTCACGCGGGCCTGCCGACCGTTCACAAGAAGATTGGGGGCTGATATGGCCTCACCGTCTTACAAGGTGTACGTCAAGCTGGGAGCCGGTTATGAAGACGGCACGTACTGTTGGGATGATCGCGCGGGCGAGACCCAGCAGCACGAGTTTCACACCGACAGCGAGGAAGAAGCACGGGCGTTCCGGGTGGGCATGAACCGGAGATACCCGGATGTTACGTACGAAGTGCAGTTGGTGGCTGAAGACGGTACGGTGCTGGATGTACTGCCATGAGCCACAATCTTAAACGTGCGCTCTGGTGGACGGCTTTCATCATGTTTTTAATCATTGTGGGGTGTTCGTTATGAAGAAGCTTTTGCTGGCTATGGTGTGTGGGGCTGCGTTGCTGGGCGGCTGCGATAACGATGCGAATGTGGTTAGCCAGAACCTGAGTACGGCGGCTGACAACTTCCAGATTCAACGCCGGATTGTGTTTTACAACACGATTTCCGACACGTACATGATGACCATCGAGGGACTGTGCTCGTTGGGCAACAGCGACAAGCAAGGTGAGTTGTCGGTGACTTGCCAAGTCGGTCCCTCGGAGTACAAGAAGCACTTCCTCGGCCTGAGCCGCAACGTCACGTATTTCGTGGAGCAGATGGACGGCGCGGCGGTGAGCAAGTACCACTACATGGTGGTGTTCAAACCCAGCACGGTCATCCCTGATATCGCGGTGCATTGATGGCCCGCGTAGACAGCGAGTACAGCCATTGGCCCGAGGAGCACCCGGAGTTATGCGTGTCGGGTGAGTCCTGCGGTGAAGCCCGGTGCGTGAAATGCGATGGCGGCGCATGGGACGTGGTGGAATGCAGTAAGTGCGGCAAGCAACGCACCGTACCCTGTACGTTTGACGAGGATTACTCATGAACTTGAATGACACGGTGAAGGAATACTACTTACACCAGTGCCGTAAGCACGATCTGGCACCGGACCCCGAGCAGTACGCGGTTGACCAGATAAACAGCATGTCCAACAATCATTTTCTGGCCGTTCTGAGTGATGCCCTAGAAGAGATGGGGGTGGGCCGTGAATGAAGACCTTGAAGGTTTTCTGGAATCCATGTGGATGGACATCGCGGTAGAACTGTCCTATCGTGAAGAAGGGGTTCGCAACGGCCACGTGATCGTCTGCGAGGAAGTACACAGTACTACCGAATGCCCGCGTTACTGCAAGTGGTACGTTGACGGCCAGTTGGTGGACTATCAAGACATCGAGGTGCTGGTGGACGCGCCACCTTGCAATTGATTGCGCGCTTTGACAAACGCAGTACAGGTGCTATAGTAGGATCACACTCAAAGGAGTAAGCATGGCCCTCACTCGTGATATTCGTTTTCTCGTAGACCCGTATTTCAGTGGTGTGGGGCAGGGGGAAGTTACGCTTCGTAGCGACAACCCCGGCACCAGCATGAGCGCACACACGCACGGCATTACCGACCCCGGTCATTGCCATCAGATCAGCGATCCCGGTCACAGTCATGGCTTGATTCCGATTGAAGAGTACCCGTTCTACAGTTCGGTGACGCACGGGGTTGACGTTGAACCGAAGTTCACTATCACCATGCCCAAGGGCCGTAAGACCACGGAGTACGACACGTACTTTGCGAAGCTGCGTGAGACCTTTGGTTTTCTCGACATAGAAACTGAAGTCGTCAAGCCCAAGTTGCTCGCACTGGATGTTCAATTGCACACGCACGAAGGTGGTACGTGGGCCAAGCCCGAAGTGAAAAAGCCGCACGTAGCCGGGTTAGATGCGGAGTCCATCAACTGGGATGAGCACCGGGCGTTCATGCGGGGTCTGTGATGCATTTTGATCAGTTCCTAGCTGACTGGTATAAGCATCACGGCGTCAGCATGACTCCACCAACGCCCAAAGAAGCATGGACTGCCGCGCTAGACGAGGCAATAAAGTTGGTGGAAACCCCTGCCGTTGCTGACTTTTGCCAGCGACAGTTATATCCGACAAAGTAAGGGCAACCGCGCAGAAGTAGTTGCTGCGCTCACCGCATTGAGGGACGGTCATGAGTACCATCCGTTTGGAGTACCACGAGATACGTGAGGTGTTCGAGCGTCACAACGAACGCATGAACAGCGCTGTCGCAGCGGAACTAGCTGACCTATCGTTGGCAAAGTACAGGGCTGCTGTTGCTCCGACCACTGGAAGCGCGCCGGTAGCTCTCGGCGAACTGGCTGGATGGTGCTTTCCATCAGGTGGTCGCACTCGCTTTGCAGACCAAGGCGATACGGTCGATCTGAGTCTTAAAGACGTGATGCGCCCGGTCTACTACGCCGCCCCTGCCAGTCCCGCCGCGACCACTGGAAGCGCGCCGGAGAAGCACAGTTCTGGATGCCAATGCCCCGCTTGCAACTGGGAGCGGAGTAACCCAGAGATTGCCATCACTGCCAGTCCCGCCGCGAGCGTGCTGACGGATGAGCAAGTGCAAGCAGCTCGTATCGAGTGGTTCAGTGATAAATGGAACGAGTGTGAATTCGAGAACGTTGATGATTATTTCAACACTCGGATGCGTGCCGCCCTCCTTGCAGCGTCTATGGGCGGAGACGCCAAATGAAGTGCATCTTGTGTGCTGGCACCGGATGGGTATGCGAGTGGCACCTGAGTAAGCCTTGGGAAGGGCCGGGTGCGTGCGGGTGTGGTGGCGCTGGCACTAACTGCACGTGCAACCCAGAGGGGCAAGTCGATGACTCAGACTGGTTATATCTGGCTTCGGTTGACCCGGAGAAGCAAGCGGCGATTACCGCCACCAACGAAGCATTGAAGAAGGCGGTGAAATGAGCAAGTATATTATTGGCGGTATGTTAGGGCTGGCGCTAGGGATTACCATGGGGTGCGTTATTCTGGTGTGGAACGACCACGAAGACAAGGCGTTCTACGCGCCCTTCGAAGGCAAAGTCTGCATGTCCGAGGAATGGCTGGAGAAACTTAACCTGACGCGCGGACGCCCGGAGGCCAAATGACCAAGAAGAAGTGGTTCGGCAGCGAGTTGATAGACAACGTACTGGCTCAGATTGGACTGGGATCACCCTACCCGCCACGTGCGACACCCGAGATGTGGGAAGACATCAAAGAAATGCAGAACAACGCACGTGGTCCAGTGCCCCATGTCTATCAGTATCAAGACCTGTGGTGCTACAGAAACAGCATTGGCGCATCCTACGCGTTCACCAGTGTTAGTGCGATGTCCCGGCTGTACGAGCAGTACGAACCCAATCCCTGTTACTGGCGCAGCCTGCCAGCCACGTTCACGGGAATTCGCCCGCGTACGAGAATAGGCTATACCGGAGGTGAGAGATGACTTACGAAGAATGGATGGGCTACCGCACGAAGGCCAATGACATGTTCGGTGGGCTGGGTATGCCGTGCGACCGCGCCACGTACGATCACGAAGTCCAGTTGGGGTTGAAGGGCATGGGCGAGCGGTTCGTTGAGCAGTCCATGAAGCACGGGTACACCGTGACGGTGGCCGGTGGGCAAGTGGTGCTGGAGAAGGTTGAGCCAATGGGTGAAGCCGACGAGGCCGCAACGTGACTCCCACTCAGTGCGTGGCCGCACGGGCGTTGCTACGCTGGACGCAGAAAGACCTTGCACGCATGGCTAACCTGTCGTCCTCTGTGGTTGCGGACTTTGAACGCTGCGCTCGCACGCCCCTACGGATGTCCGTCGAGGAGATAGAACGTACGTTTATAAAGGCCGGTCTATCCTTCGTGAGTGGTGGCGTGGTGTGGGGCACCAGCGGTACGACCTTGCCGGGTATGTCTCCCGAGGCTGTAGACGCACTGACAGCCTACGTTGATGCCCGAGTTCATCAAGTTCTGGTTAGCCAGACACAAGGCGTGGCTGCACTGATGGACGCCGATGTTGAACACCGTAAGGCCAAAGACCGGCTGAGCAAGATCGCTCGTAACGACTGATGCGCAATCAATTGCGGAGAATATTTATTTGACAATCGCAGTACACGCGCTATAGTTTGAACATGCACCTACGGAACGGAGTCCGTGATGACGAACCTTCAAAGCATGAAATCCAAGACGGAAGCAGAGCTTCAGTACATCATGAAGGACGCGCACGAAGCCGCAGTCTGCGCACGCGAACTCCGTAACGAGCAGGCCGAGATGAAGTACCTCGACCAAATCAACGATGCAGCAACCGAACTATATCGTCGTCGCAACCTGCTGGTGAGGAAATGAGAAAATACTGGGATATGTTGAATCCCGTGGAGAAGACTCTCTACGGCACAATCACGGTCATCGTCGTGCTGGTGGCCGCATACTGGAGCCTGACGTGATATCAACCGATTTTCGTTACCCCCCGTTTGCCGGGGCTGAAGACGTGATTGCGGCATTCGCGGAGAAGGCCAAGGGCTTTGACGTGGAGATACTTCAGGCGGTTGACGATCACGGCAAGATCGTGTGCGAGAATGTGGGTGATGACGGAAGTGTGTCAGTACCTGAAGAAGCACGCGGCCACTGGCTGATGCACTCGCACGCGCGCAGCAGCGCCCCGTTATCCACGCAGGACATCATGGTTATCAACGCTCACAAGGTGAAGATGAACATGGCGGTCTGCCACGATGGGTCGGTCAGTTGGACCACCGGGTTCAAGCGCCGGGACTTGCGCATCTGCTACGCCGCAGACATGTTCATCAGCAGCTATGACGTGCAGATGCAGTTGATGGCGTTTCAGATGATGGGCGGCGAGGACGTGGGTTGCCCTGCCAGCAACTGGTGGTTGCTCGACTTCTTTACCAACAAAGAAGACCAACTGCGTGACCTGCATATCAAGAGCGGAACCGATAGCAAGCCGTGGGCGCTGGCGCGGGCGTTCGAAGTGACGTTACCACGAACATTCAGCTATTACGCAGAATGATTTGACAAAACCAGCGGCAGTGTTATAGTTACATCACTCTACATGGAGGTAGAAGCATGTCTATCAAAGGTGCGTTTGTTGTGTGCGACAAGCACGGAACCGAGGTGGTGAAGGGGCTGAAGAAGATGGTGCGCGCCCCGATCCCCAAAACCAAGAAGCAACGTTATTTGGGCGGGTGCCCAATCTGCCGTAAAGAGGCGTTGGCGAAGTAGCGAGGCAGGTATGGACGCGGCAAACCGTATCAAGTACGACGAAGTGCGCGGTATGTGGAAAGTTATCCACGGCGGCAAAGAACTCACCAATGAGTTCAAATCCAGTGGAGAGGCGTTCAAGCACTTACAGACGCTGACTCCCAAGAAGTGAGGATGTCATGAAGAACGTAGCGAAGGCAGTTGCAGTAGTGGCGCTGGCCGTGCTGATGGGCGGCTGCATTTTCCCCGGTGGCTACGGCCATGGTGGGGGCTATCACCAAGAGTATCACCGGTACTAAGCAGCGGGCGTGTGGCTGAGTGATCGAAGGCGCTGGACTGCAAATCCGGTTCGAAAGACACAGTGGTTTGAATCCACTCACGCCCTCCAGCCGCGTAGGATCATCAGGTGTGGCCGTATCTCAATGGTAGAGACGTGGGTTGTGATCCCGCTTACGTGAGTTCGATTCTCACCGGTCACCCCTGATGGTCTTGCGCAATCAATTGCAGACAAACGAACGGAGTTCACAATGAAGGCACGTAACACCACTCAAGGCATTACCGTTGAAGACATGCAGGCAGCAGCCACCGCGCGGGAAGCCACGTACCCGGAAGTGCTGACTGACGATCAGTTGAAGCACCTTCAGCAAGACGCCAACATCTATAACGACACGAAGTACAGCATGATGATGAGCGCCAAGCCGACGCGCGAGCAGGTTGCGTATGGGTGTCGGTTGATTCTGAAGGGCGAGCCGAACTTGGGCATTGCCGACAAGAGCATGGCGGTCAAGGCGATGTGGGTACGGCACGCGGTCAAGCAGGCCGAGACCGACCCGGAAATTCAGAAGATGTTCGACGGTTGGAAGGCCGCGTATGCGCTGACGCACGCGGGCGAACCGAAGCTGGAAGACGCGTGGCAAGTGGCAACCGTCTATCAATCATTTCAGGCACGCTGGATTGACGTTGAAGAAAGCCCGCCAGAAGAAGGCCAGAAGGTGCTGTTTTGCTACGGTGAAATGGCGAAACCCGAGGACTTCAAGTACGGTGCGGGCAAGTACACCAACGGTCAGTATTATGACGACCTGCAAAACACGTCCGGCGCGGGCATCAAGAACGTGGTTTGCTGGAAAGACCTCGCGATCCCAGTCCTGCAAGGAATCGTCGGCTAAGCAGAGGGCGGCATGAACGGTAAAGAGCTTGAGCAGTTCGAAAAGAAGGTCAAGGATTTGACGACCAGTGATAAGACCCTGACTGCCTACGAACTCGCCAAGCTCTTTTGGCTTCATGGTCGTAAGTACGAGCAGACGATAAACCCAGCACCAGTGTACCATCTGCCCTACTTCAATCCGCACGACCCCCAGCAGCTAAGCATGTTGCTTCAAATGGCGGCGAGTACCTCCAACGGGTACGAGCAGCATCACGGTTATCATCACCACCATTACGATATGGCTGGCAAGGTTGTGTACGACCATCACGGGCCTTATTCGTACCCAGACATGGAATTCAGATTCAAGACAGAGAACTTGATCTATTTTGTAGAACGGATTTTGAAGGGAGATTATTCATGACTGAGTACGTAGATTTTGTGTTTGCGGAAGTCCCGAACACACCCGATCTATTGTTTGTTGAAGTCGAGGACAAGGACGGAAAGAGTGTTGACTTTGGTACGTGGGCGCGGCGTGCGGACGGCTATCTGGTGCTGCGCGTACCGCTGCCTGAATCAGAAGGAGCAGAGGGTGTCTGAGAATTTCGGGGAACGGCTCACGCGCATCTGCCGAGAACGTGAGATTTCACAAGTAAAGCTCGGCAAGTTGGTGAAGGTAACGAATCGAGCAGTAAGCGGGTGGATGCGCAGTGAGTATTACCCCAAGTATTGGGAGTTGTTCGAACTGTCGGTAAAGCTGAACCTGTCTCTGGATTATCTTTGCTGCATCACCGACGAGCCTCGTACCTGCTAGTACGTAAGTCCGTCAGCAACGCCGTTGCTGCAAGTGCAAGCGCCAATTCCGATGCCCGGTAGCTGGCGTACCCAGCTTTACAAGCAGGAGGATTAAATGTCAGTTCTTGATGAGAGGATGAGGAAAATGGACCTTGAAACTAGCGAGTCGCTGCGTACACTACACGAAAGCGTGGACAAATTGCATCGTGGTCTTTACGCGATG